CATGCACTAAAAAACTATCTCCCATCTTGTTAACAAATTTTTGCTCGCCAGATGGTCTGATTAATTTAGTATATTTATCGTTAGATCCGTAAATAGAAATATATTCTTTTACTATCGTGCCATCGTTTTTAGTCTCTATTTCTTTTTCAAAAAACGCTACATTAAAACCATTCTCTTTGATATGTCTTGCTCTATCTAAAGTTACAATTTCGCCTTTTTTAAAATCTTGTTTAGTCATATTATATAAAATTGCACTAGGGGAGTTACCCCCTAGCAGTTAAAATTAGTTATCTTTACCGTCAGCAACCTCAGGTCTAGCAATTTCTAATTCAGCTAAACCAGTTGAAGGGGTGTCGATAGCAGATGCACCTTTACATCTTCTGATATAGTCACCAGCAACATCAGCATCATCAATAGTACCCGCTGTTGAAGTTAAGTAACAATCAGCATTATCAGCAAAAGATGCAGCAACCTTGCCAACAGCTTTACCACCGATTTGATACCAACCATATTCATTAGCAATAGTTGCAGCCATTGCAAAAGCTACTGGACCAATAGCATTAGCAGAAGCTAAAGTTGTTGAGAAGTCATCAGCATTATAAACAACCGCTGAACCTACAACAGTTGAAGCAACGCCTTTTAGATAAATAAACTCACCAATACCATAATCAGTAGTATCTTTATCTATTGCTTTAATAATAGTACCTAGAGGTACATTTTTAGTTGAAGAATTTTCATCAATCTTTTGATTGTAGATTGTGATTTCTGTACTTTTAAAATTTGACATATTTATAATAAATTGCGGGAGGTTTTACCCTCCCTGTTAATTAGTCGATCATTGCACCGTGAACTCTTGCATTATCAATAGTAAGGTTCATCAAACCTGTAATTGGTAATACATAAACATCTTGGTTAACTGGTCTAGTTACTTCGCCTCTTTCTAAGAAGTCGCCTAAATGCTTTAACTTAACATGTTTAGTATTTAAGAAATACATATGATTAGCTGGGCATTCTGGATCATAATAAACCTCCGCTCCTTTGTACTTTAATACATCGAAACCTAATTTACCTAATCTACTGTCAGAAATTCTTTGGATAGTTTGTAAAGAATCTTCAAAGAAGCCGAAATTCACATCATCAGCAGTGATTAAATCAGGCTGCTCACCAGCTTGTGCTTGGCATCTTCTATAAAGTGAATTCATAGCAGATTGAATAGTTGTAGCTGATTTAGTTACAGACTCAACAGAGAAATCATAAAGTTTATTTCTAAAGAAAGCACCATCAGTAGTTGATCTGTCAATTCCACCTACTGTACCAGTTGTCGGATCATCAGCAACTAATAATTGTAAACCGCCGATTTCTTGACCACCTGTGCCAGTACCATCAGAATAAATTGCAGTACCAATAGTGTTTTTTAATGAATTTTCTAAGTTTTTAACTTTTTCTTCCATTAAATTTACAATTCTTTCTTTTCCTGCGTTTTGCTTCATTTCTTTACCAGTCATACTGATAGTACCAGAAATAATTTTTTGCTCAAAATCAGCAGCGGTAATTACATCTTGTGGAGTAGTGTCGAAAGTGTCATATTCACCTTGGAATTGAACCGTGCCATTAGAAGCATAAGTTAAATTTTCTCTAAAGTTTACACCACCAGACTCACGAACTACATTTCCTGCATCGTTTAATTTAATTAGTAAAGGGTGAAAGTTTAAGATGTTATCAGTAACATCTTTTTTGTAGTTATTGAGTGTTGTTGTCAATAACTGCGAAATATTAGGATTTGCCATTGTTTAAATCTATTAAAATTATTATTAAAATAGATGTTTAAAACTATTCAAAGAGTTTAGCAATCGCCTCAGCATTTTTGTCTTTAGCAGATAAATTCCTTTTACTATTGGTTGAATTAGGAGAATATTTTTTATTATTCTTTACTTTAGCAAGAGCATCTTTTTGTTTAAGCTTCTCTTTTAAAAGTAATTCTTGTTGTTGCTCTGCTGCCAATTCATCATCAAGTAACACTGCTTTATGATATGCCCTTTCTAAGGTCAATGTGCCATTTTGATCTGCTTGAAACAATAGAGACATATTCTGTCTAACTCTTTCAAAGTAAGGATATTTTAAAGAGCCATCTTCATTTTCAGATTGTGCAAAAGCTGTTAATTCTTGCTGAACAGTCCGAGCCTGATTATTAGCTTCTCTATCTCTTAACTCTTTTAGTTGTTTTTCAACATCTTCAAGTTTTTTCTTTTGCTCAAGCTCTTGCTCTGTAAGATATTCATCTTCATTATTTGCAACAGGTTTATTCTGCAAGGAAGTTAATTCTTCCAGTTTAGCTCGCATTTCTGCCAACTCTTTCCTAGTATTCCCCAGCTCAAGACTTCTACGATCAAAATCTACTCTTCTTTTTTTTGTAGCTTCAATTGCTTCTTCTCTTAATTCTGGGTCTTTGATCTTTTTGACAAGCTCTTTTTCTTCTTTTGTCCAACCGCTGGTCAGTTTAAGAAATTTTAACTCCTCTTCTGGATCTTCCGATTCTTCACTTGGTGCATTTTCTGCACCACTTGCTTCCTCATTTTCATCAATATTATCTTCTTGAACAGACTCTTGATTCTCAATTTCTTGATTCTCTTCTTGCTCTCCTAGAATTTCAGCTATTGATTCGCTGTTTTTCTCTATTGTATCCATAAAAATATATTTAGATAAAATCTTGCTGTATTATAGGTTATGTAAAATTAATTGTCAAGGTTATGTAAAATTAGTAATCTTTTATATGGCAGTTATTAGCTTTTAAATGATCTAAATAACCGCTTTTTGTTGTGTAGACTCTTCCATCAACCTGGCTTTCAATTCCTCCATATTTAGAAATATAACCATCAATAGTCAAATCTTCTCCACAAGCGGGCATTTTTCTTTGTTTTGATGCTCCACTTCTTCCATAACCATCAAAAACCCATTCTTTTTTTCCGTCTATGATTTTTAAAACCTTTCTAGTCATTTCTTATTTGTTCGTTAAGTCGTTGTGTTCTTGATTCGATTATTTCTTCTGGTGATGGTGCTACTTTTTCTAAAACTTTTGCTTGACGATCTGCCGCCTTGTTTGCATCTTCAAAATCAATTTTATCTTCAAATTGTCTTTGGTTTTGCAAGACTCTAGCCTTTTCAATATCAATCTTTTGTTGCTCTAGGTTAATTTTAGCTTTCTCACTCTCTACCTTAAATTGAAATTCTCTTTCTTGTCTTTCATTTTGAGCTTGTGCTAATAATTCCTCTTGCGATGGTTGTTGTTCCTCTTCTTCATTTGGTTTTGCTAGTAGAAATTCCTCCAAATTCCTGCCCACTTTGAAAGGTCTGGCAATAAATCCTAAAAACTCATTAAAAGCTTCTGGTTGTATAACTCCAGCTTGTACTAAAGGTGTGAATTGTCCAGCGAAATTGGTTAATGTTGCTATAAACTGTATTCTGTCATTCTTGTCTTGTTGCTGGTCAACTGATATGGTGGAGTCTGTCTCAATATCAATAGAGAATGATCTTAGTGCATCATCTTTTAAAACTTTGTCAACCTCTTTAACTTGGTCAAGACTCATTGCAAAGCCTTTTAACTCATTTTGAGCAATATCGATAGTTTTATTAAAGCCGATTTCTGCTTGTTGTTTTAAAGCTTCTATCTGTTGTACTTTTTGCTCGCCTGTTATATTTTGAGGTAAATTATTAATAGCCTCTTGTAATAACATATTTTGATTATCTTGTGCAGTTTGTGCTATTGACTCTAAATCTACTATTTGGCAATTTGTAATTTTAACTAATTCTTCTATTGTGTAGTTTTCAACGATTAATTCTGCCATAATCTCAATAGTATCACGAATTGCGATCTCGTTTGCTCTTTGCAATGGTTGTATTCTACTAATAGCAAAATCACCTTTCAATCTTTGAGCTGTCGCTGTTTCTGATGCTATACTTACACCTCTTACGATATCAGATAAACCTGTAATTTCTCTTATATTGTTAATAATTTGGGCTTTTTGATTGTTAAGTAATGTAATCGTATTTGCAATAGGTACTATATCTTTTACAAATATTTGATCTTTAATGTTAGAGGTGCTGACTCCTGATAATGGTGCAAATTCTCCATCTTCTCCATTTAGCAAGTTTTCTATATCTTTTGCCTCGCTTATTGTATTATAAACACCTGTATATTTAATCTGCTCTGTTAGTGATCTAATTCTATTGTCAATAATATTTAATTCCTCCGCTTGTGATTTATACATTCTATAAAGAGGAATTGGTAATAATGATGATGGGTCGCTATCAGTACCAGTAGGACGAGCGATGGGGAAAAAACTAGTTAAGTTATAGGGGTCTTTATCAACTTGAATAACTTTTTCTTGTGAAAACCAAATTACTTGCTTATTTACTTTATCCCAAATTTCCCATAACTCTAAGCTTTCTGGTTTATTGCTTAACTCGTCAGAAGAATCCATCTCAATATCTTTAGCTGCATTGCCAAATAGATCAAATAATTCATCTTTTGTTTTATAACATCTAAAAGCAACCCATTTAAGATCATCCCAATTTTTAGCTGTGTGATCTGTTAAGAAGTCTTTATATTCAATTCTTTTTGGATAAACTTTTTTATTAGTGTTGTCAAGTACTTCTTCGCCTTCTTCTGTTTCTATTATCTCGCCATCTTCCATATAAACACGAACCAATCCACGACCATTAATTAAAAAGTCTTTTCTTGCTTTGCTGAATGTAGTGTCTGCTTTTGTAATTTCTAAAAAATACGAAATTGTTCTTTCTAATATTTCTGATGCAATCTTTGATGCTTCGTCATCATCTTTATATCTTCTGGTAATGTTAGGAGATGGTAGTTTGGAATAGACTAGTGGTGCTAATGTTTCAGTATTAGCAAAAAATATATTATATCTATTCAAACCATCTAAATTGTGTTGGTCTTTATAAATATCCTCATATTTTCTAGCTTCTGCAAAGTATTTTTCATGATATCTTAAACAAGAATCTAGTTCTTTTTTCCATACCTCATGAAGGTCTGCTTTTTGCTTTGATTTCTTTTGATCTTCGTTAGACATAGCTATTTATTATATAATAATAAACAAGGTTATGTAAAATTAGTTAAAAAGTCAAGCTATTCATAATTAATAACTTTTTTGTTTTTTCTTATCTGATGAGGATTGAAGTTATTCCAAAAGTCTTTAGCTGGATCTGGTACGGCTTCTTTAATATCTATCGTTATTGGTCTTGCCATACAAATATACCTCAAA